GGGGGTGCCAACTGTGTCGCTCGTACAACAAATGTATGGAGACTTTAAAGACTATGGGTGGAATTCCGAAAAGTATTGTCACAAAATATCGGCAGGAATAGACAAAAATACAGACAAAAAAGTTGTCATATCAACTTGGCAATCTATCTATAAAATGGGGTTTGACTATTTCGATCAGTTTGGAGTTGTCATAGGTGATGAATGTCATTTATTCAAAGCCAACTCACTCAATAAAATTATGGATAAGATGTCAAACTGCAAATATAGATTTGGCACAACTGGTACGCTGGATGGAACTAAAACTCATAAACTGGTTTTGTCTGGAATGTTTGGTGATGTAAAACAGGTAACTACAACCAAGGCCTTGATAGACAGCAAAACTCTTGCAGATTTTAGAATTAACTCTATCGTCCTCAAATACAAACCAGAAGATTGCAAATATATAAAAACTCTAAAATATTCGGATGAAGTCGAATGGATCGTAACAAATCCAAGGCGCATGGCCTTTGTCAAAGATTTAGCAATGACACTTAAAGGCAATACTCTAATTTTATATAACTTTGTCGAAAAGCATGGTGTGCCAATGCACAAAATGATTAGTGAGGCTGCTGAAGAAGGTAGAAAAGTATTTTTCGTAAGTGGGAGTGTGAAGGCAGACGTTCGTGAAGAAATAAGACACACGACAGAGTTAGAAAGTAACGCAATTATTGTTGCTTCATATGGCACCTTTTCAACTGGTATAAATATAAGGAACTTGCATAACGTAGTATTTACTTCTCCTTCTAAAAGTAGAATTAGAAATCTACAGTCTATTGGTAGAGGATTGAGAAAAGGTAATGGAAAGACATCTGCTGTACTATACGACATAGCTGATGATCTGAGATATAAGACATACATGAACTTTGCTATACGACATTTCTATGAGAGAATAAATATTTACAACGAAGAAAAGTTTGAATTTAAAATTAATGAGATAAATCTTTATGACTAACAGGGAAGAAAACATGGAAGCCAAAGTATTAAGATTGATGACTAAAGAAATTATTATTTGTAAAGTTAAACAACCCGATAATACTAATTTTTGGATAATAGAGGATCCTTTTGAAGTTAGATCATTTATGAATCCATCCACTGGCGACCATAACTCTACTCTGATTGATTGGCTTCAATTTTCATCGGAGAATGAAACTAGGATTGCCGTTGCTGACATATTAACTTGTAATGTACCGGAGGGTGAGGTGCTTGAACATTATCTTTCAATTGTAAGAAGAAAAAAGATAGGGTCAGATCTTGGGGAAAATGAAGCACTAGACTTGATGGATAAAGTAAAGGATGCCAAAGATCCTGATGTGACCTTTGAAGACTATATGGAAATCTTAAATGGTAATAAAGTATTTCATTAGTATTATCCTTTAGAGGTATACATACCTATTGTAACACGATGATTCTACCATGTCAATAGAAAAACAAAATTAAATGCCTATTGACAGATAATATTTTTTATGGTAAAATGATAGTAATAATATTGATAAGGATATATCATGAAGAAAAAACAAAAAAGGAATCATTATGTTGACAACAAAGCACTGTTGGCTGCAATGATTGAATATAAAAAGGACGTAGAGTCCTGCAAAGAGACAGAATCAGAGCGCCCAAGGGTTCCCAACTACATAGGGGAGTGTATTATGAAGATCGCACAACATCTGTCATATAAACCTAATTTCATAAATTACACATATAAAGATGAAATGATATCTGATGGCATAGAAAACTGTCTTTTGTATATAGACAATTTCAATTCTGAAAAATCAAGTAATCCTTTTGCATATTTCACTCAGATTATCTATTATGCCTTTATTCGACGTATTCAAAAAGAAAAGAAGCAGACATATGTGAAGTATAAGTCTTTAGAAAATCAAGAATTGATAGATGAAATTATGCAAGGGCCTAACGGTACACCAGTGAAAAATAATTTCATGGAATTTATTCAATCAAATATGGATGATTTTCTTTCAGATTTTGAAGAAACTCAAAGAAAGAAAAAAGAGAGAGCAAAAGAGAAGAGAGATAACAAGGAAATCGAGACTCCATGAAAATTGCCTTGATAACTGACACCCACTTTGGTGCTCGTGGTGACTCTCTATTATTCCATGATTATTTTATGAGGTTTTATGATGAAGTCTTTTTTCCATACCTTGAGGATAATAATATTGACACTATTATTCATCTCGGCGATGTTACTGATAGGCGCAAGTTTATCAATTACAATATTCTGGACGGGTTAAAGTCTGGATTTATCGAAAAGATGAAAAAATATGACACTTATTTTATTATCGGTAATCACGATGTTTATTACAAAAACACAAATCGTATCAATTCGATGGATCAACTATTTGGAGATGGTTTCAAAACATATACGGAAGCGGCTACTCTTAATATTGGTGGTACTGATATTTGTTTTGTGCCTTGGATAAACGCGGAAAACCATGACAAAACTGTAAAACATCTGAAAAAGACAAAGGCAAAGATTGCTCTAGGACATTTAGAATTGAATGGTTTTGAAATGATGCGTGGTATCAAGTGCGAGGCCGGTATGGATGTAAAACTTTTCAATAAATTTGATTTGACATGTTCTGGACATTTTCATACAAAATCGAGTCAGGGTTCTATACATTATCTGGGTGCGCCATATGAAATGTTTTGGAATGACTGTAATGACACAAAAGGTTTTCATATCCTAGACACGGATAATAATGATTTAGATTTTATCACGAATCCTTTTAACATGTTTCATAAAATTTACTATAATGATTCTCAAGATAAAGCTGCAATATATCCCGATGACTTGAAAGACAAGTATATAAAATTAATTGTCGTAAATAAAAATGACCAACTAAAATTTGACATATTTATTGATAATCTGTATAAGATGGGTGTTGCCGATTTATCTATTGTAGATGACACAGATTTTGAGTTTGAAGAAACCGGCGATATTGACACAACAGAAGATACCATGTCACTACTGACAAACTATATTGATAATTATGAGATCGATGTAGACAAGAATAAATTGAAACAAATCATGCAGGAGCTTTATGTTTCTGCCCTAAGAGGCGAATGATGATAACATATAATTATGATGAATTTATGACTGATTGTTTTGGAGATTATACTAAACCAACTTTGGAAGAATTTAGGTATGAGTCCGAACAAACTTATACAGCAGACAGACTTTCTCTTTATGAGTATTCGCAAAAACTATCAGAAGACGATATTAGACATGCCGATTTTGATTCTTGGTCGCAAACTCTGTATACTGGATTTATCGAAAATTTTGAATACATGATGAGACTTTGGTTTGATAAACATGTTGCTGTGAAAGATATGGATAAATTTTTACGTTTTAACGTGCAGAGAACTAGTGACACTATCGAAAACGGTTACATTATAGACGGCCGCAAGGAAATTACTAGTGGACGACTACTTAGAAATATATCATATAAGGGTATATATCGGGATACTGGGAAATCAAATTCATCAGAAAAATGTTCTTTGTTGGATACCTTTACAGGATTGGCAATAAACAAGTTTAATATTTCTTGTTTGCTAACACCAAAGGTTGCAGAATTTATATCACAAGGTAGGTATGACGATTTCTTTGCAATCTTGCGTGGTACATCAAACAGGGCATCTATCTTCAACCCATATACATATAGTTGGATTTTGAATAACGTATTTCCAGAAGGCAAGAAACTTCTATCGCCAGTTATGTCGTGGTGTAGTCCAGTAATTGGACTTGCTAATTCGCAGTATGAAGAAATGGTTGCGATTGATGTAATTCCGGATGTAGTTGAAAAGTCCAGATTGTTGCACGAATATAGTGAAGGTTTGCGGAATGGGTTTTTTGTGGATGATTCTAAAAAGGCAGAATTTTATTGTTGTCCTTCTGAACAGTTAGACAACCGACATAATTTTAGTGAGAAATACGCAGAACATTTTGACACTGTATTTTTCTCGCCTCCTTATTATGACCTAGAAGTATATACCGGCGGAGAACAGTCCCACGAATCATTTCAGACATATGAGCAGTGGTTAGATGGATATTGGAGACCTACTGTAGAATTGTGTTATCGTTGCCTCAAGCCCGGCGCGACATTCAGTTTTGTGATTGTGCATGATTATGGACCAGCTGGTAAGAAAACACCAATTAGTGACGATATGAAAAGAATTTCTTGTGAATATTTTAAATATGATAAATTAGTAAATATTTCGTGGGGTGGTTTTTCTGCTGCAGAAGGTGCCTCTGAGAAACGCAAGGGTTTACTTGAAAATTTCCATATTATGAAAAAGGCCTAAAATGATTGAATTTCAGAAAATCCGGTGGAAAAACTTCCTTAGCACTGGTGACTACTTTACAGAAGTATCATTAAACAATTCTCCGACTACATTAATTGTTGGAGATAATGGTGCTGGAAAATCGACAATTCTTGACGCATTAACTTTCAGTCTGTTTGGAAAATCTTTTAGAAAGATAAACAAGCCGCAATTAGTAAATTCAGTTAATAGTAAAGATTGCGTTATTGAGATTGATTTTAAAATAGGTAAGACCGACTATCTAATTCGTCGTGGTATCAAACCGAATATCTTTGAAATTTATATCAATGGTAAAATGTTAGATCAGGATGCCAAGATTCGAGATAGTCAGGTGTACCTAGAAGAAACTATTCTTAAACTAAATTATAAGTCTTTCACGCAGACTGTTATTTTGGGTAGTGCTACGTTTGTCCCATTCATGCAACTGAGCGCAAATGATCGACGAGATATTATTGAGGATATTCTGGACATTAAAATCTTTTCGTCTATGAATGATATTCTCAAGGGCAAGTCCTCAATTCTAAAAGATTCTCTTTTTGCAAATGAAAAAAACCGCGAATTGCAGGACTATAAAATTGAGTTGCAAGATAGGACTATTGAAGATGCCAAAAACAATAAGAAAAATTCTATCAAACTTTTGAAAGAAAAAATCAAAGACAAAAAAACAGAACAGGCTACATTCAAAGAATCTAATAAAAAACTTTTGATTGAAAAGGATGAATTGATTGAAGAAATAGTTGATGAATCGGTCATGTCTAAAAGTCGTAAAAAATTTGAAAAGCTAGAGAATCAACTTTCGAATAATATTTCAAAGATTAATACAGAAGTGCGGTGGTTTGAAACAAATGATGTTTGTTCAACTTGTAAACAGGAAATAGATGCAGATCATAAAAATAGTATTGTTTCTGAAAAGGATAACAAAAAACTAGAAATAGAGAACGCCTTGGTTTCCATTGCACAAGAAATCGACACAGTAAACACACGCATAAGTGTAATAGAAACTAAAAAAAATCAAATACTATCTCTCAGAAGCGTTATTGACCAGAATACAAATAAAGACGAATTTATTCAGAAAAATATTGAAGAATTTGAAAGTGAAATAGAGATCGCAGAGAGCGATCAGGGAAATGTAAAAACTCTGGAAAAAGAGTTGAAGGCCTTGAGAAAAACACTCAAAGAATTGGACGAAGAACGCCGCGATCTGACAGACACAAAAAACTATTATGTGGTTGCTTCGCAGTTTCTAAAAGATTCCGGCGTCAAAACTTCTATCGTAAAATATTACTTACCGATTATGAATAAACTGATAAACAAATATTTACAGGAAATGGACTTTTACGTTAATTTTACTATGGATGAAAAGTTTTCAGAAAATATCAAGTCCAGAGGCCGTGAAGGATTTACTTATGCCTCATTCTCAGAAGGTGAGAAAATGCGAGTTGATCTTGCATTACTGTTCACATGGCGCGAGATTGCAAAAATGAAAAACAGTGTCAACACAAACCTGTTAATTCTCGACGAGGTGTTTGATAGCAGTCTGGACGCAACCGGCACAGATGAATTTTTGAAACTGTTAAACGCTCTTGGTGGAAATAATGTGTTTGTAATATCTCATAAAGGTGATATATTGTTCGATAAGTTTAATGATGTGATTCGTTTTGAAAAAGTCAAAAACTTTAGTAGAAAAGCAGAGACAACATGATTTATCTTGATGACTATAGAAATGTTATAGATGACTTGAAATATGATTATGTTTTTACTTCTCCGCCCGACTTTGAGGAGATAGGGACAGACCCTTCTAAACCAGAAGTATATCAAGAATTTTTGAAAGAACTCTTTGGTAGGATGAATCCTACAAAAAATCTTATTAGTGCCTCAGTCACAGACCGAAAGTTCAACGGTGGAATAGTATCTAAAAGTAGTCTTATAATCACAACAATGGAATCTATAGGGTATCAATTAAAGGCACACAAGATATGGGTAAAAACTTTAAAAATTGATGGCTGGCGCCCAACTTATGCGAATGTTTTGACATTTGGTAAGGGTAAGACCAAACAAAATTTAGAGAAATCATTCAAACCCGATGTGTGGATACATGACAATGAAAAATATAAAAAATATGCTTATGGTATGTCGATAGATGCAGTTATCAAATGTGTCTTGAATTATACAGTCGAAGGCGACACGGTATATGACCCATTCATGGGATCTGGCACAACCGCTGCAGCTGCTATCAGAACGGATAGAAAATATGTCGGATCTGAAATCAATGAAGAATATTTCAATTTGTCTCAAGAAAGAATACATGAAGAGACTGTTGGAAAAATGTTGACATAGAATAAAAAATGTGTTATACTTAATACTTATTGAAATTGTGAGAATGATATGATACTAGACGAAACAGATTCTATATGGGCCGCAGAAAAACTTATGAATTATTTCAAAGATTTTCACCGAATTGATGATTATTTTCGTGCTAGAAAAATTGAAAGAGTGAAAAATATTCCCGCACCTATGTATGGATTCAGTATGGAAGACGATCTTTTCCAGAATTTTGATATACACCCAGAGGATATGAAATTTCAAGTCGTGCCATGTAGTGGGAAAGAACAACTCAAATTATTCAATACATTACTGGAAAAAACGGCATCTTTCAGCCCCGACGAAAATCCTGGCAAAACACTCAAATTTATGCTAAAAGAAACGACAACAAATACTATTGTTGGATTTGCTAGATATGGTAGCCCATTGATTAATTCTAAACCAAGAAATAATTATTTGGAAGGTGTGCCTGATTTGGATATTTTTAACAAGCGTGCCATAATGGGATTTAATATAGTTCCAGTACAACCGTTTGGATTTAATTATTTGGGCGGAAAATTACTTGCAGCAGTTTGTTGTTCTAGTGATATGCGGAGAATGTTGGATGAAAAATATAACACAAAATTCTGCTTGTTTGAAACTACCAGTTTATACGGAAATATCAAAGGAGCGTCGATGTATGACGGCATGAAGCCTTACCTCCGATATAAAGGTGATACGCAGTCCAAATTTCTATTGACGCTTGGAGAAGATATTTACTTTGAAATGAGAGATTGGTTTGTCGAAAGAAATAATGGCGAAGATTTGATTCATGCTGGTGCATCAAGTAGAAAACTTAAAACTCAGACAAAAATCGTGGGGGTTATTAAAGCAAGTTTAAAGCAAAACAATCCAGAATTATATACAAAATTTGTTGAAAAGATGAATATCGCGGGTGACGTAACTACTCAGAAACGATTCTACATGGGCGAATATGGTTATTCTAATGCTAAAGATGTGTTGTTGGGGAAAACTGATACTCTTATAAAAGCACCTAATTATGACAGATTTGAAATGGAAAATATTGTAAAATGGTGGAAAAAAATGGCTAGTAAAAGATATGCAAAAATGATATCAGAAAATAGACTTCGTAGAGAATTAGAGGTATGGAATCAGGATAGCATGAATAAGATTGATATTATCCGATGATAGGTTTTACTTGCGGCGCATTTGATTTGCTACATGCCGGACATATAGTCATGTTAGAAGAATCTCGCAGTCGGTGTGACTATTTAATAGTTGGTTTACAGACTGACCCTACCATCGACCGACCAGAAAAAAATAAGCCCATACAATCGGTTTATGAAAGATTTGTACAACTTGATGCAGTCAAATATATTGATAATATTATTCCATATGACACAGAAGAAAGTCTGATCGATTTATTGAAATCTCAACATATCGACATTCGATTCGTCGGCGAAGATTATAGAGACAGAGATTTTACAGGTAGTGATCTGCCAATAGAAGTACAATATACCAGCAGACAACATTCTTTTTCATCTTCTGGACTGAGAAAAAGAATTGAAGAAAATGAAAAACCCCATTGACAAATGGCCACTATATGTGAGATAATGTAATAGTGATAAAGAATCAATGATTGATTTTTTCACTTAACTGAACTTAGTTGTCCTTGTGGCTTGTATGCTCTAGGAAACTAATGTTTTGACAAAGGAGACAGAAATGTCAAATATCGTAGAACAAGTAATCGCAACCCCTCCTTCTTCATATGAGGCGTATCTCTATCGGTACACAAACGTAACCGATGGAAAAGCTAAAAAAGTGTATATCGGAATCCACAAAGGTTCTGTGGACGATTCTTATAATCATTCATCGAAAAATTCAGAATTTCAAAAAGCATTCTCTAACTCAAAATCTAAATTGAAATTTGAGGTTCTTGAATATGGCAGTTACATGGAAATGCAAAATACTGAATATCGTATGTTGAAAAAAGTAGATGCTCGGAAAAACTCACTTTACTATAACAAATCAAATGGGTTTCCCCAATTTGCAGAACCAGATATTGAAAACTGTGAGTTTATCAACCAGCAGATTGATGATGGTGTCTTTCCTGTAACGATTGAAGATCTAAGTCTTCATGTTGAAATGTCGGCACTACAGGTTCGCTTCCAAAATGACCCAGAATTACAACGTACCATCAAAGAGAAAATTGATGATGCACGAGGTTGCACCTCTCTTTGTACCCCTGTACTAGTATGGGTGGGGCGTGGTAAAAACGGCGAAGATCTACGCGGCGATGGTAATCACACAGTTCATGGTGCTAGTAAGTCAAAACACGCTGTAGATATTCCAGTTATGCGTATTCCATATGCTGTTCACTGTGAACTTACAGATGAAGAGTTGCGTTTTATCGGTAACTTGCGTAACAAAAGGGCAGAGATTACCAAAAAAGAAATGTCAGAATCAGATGCGATAAAATACGTTCTTGATATGGCGGCGAAAGGAGTTCCTTTCAATTCACAGTCAAATGTCAATGCACTAAAAGCGCTTGGGTTTACAAAAGGTCAGATAAAAACTGTCTTGAACAAATCAGACCAAATTATTACAACAGAAAAAGCGCTTACTTCTAGTGGACGTTTGTTTATCAATTACAAAGCTACCCCACATGATAGTGCTTTGACAGCAAAAGTTAATTCTTTAAGTCAACCGCACCTCGGTCAGTGCTCTACATACTTTTCATCCGGCGCCTTTCGTGTGGAAAGAGCTCTTGAAGTTATGTCTGATACAAATTGTGAAAGATGTGCAATTGTTATTCACCACCCGTCAGTATCCCAATCAAAAAAGTGGAAAACACAGATCCAACCCAAGTGGATGAATATTTTGAGTCGGTTCAATATTGATATTGAATTTGTTGAAATGGATATGTGGATGGACGATATCTCAAAAAAGGATTACTGCGAAGAAGAACAGGCCGCATAAATGAACTTATTCGACCTAGACAATGTTGATAAAACATTGCAGTCAACTATTAGGGTATTAATTTACCCTAATATCACGTTCCAGCGAGATCTGGAAAAAGATAGTTATATACAGGTTGTTAAAAACCAAATAAAATTGTTGAACGAGATTCGCAGCGATTTGTGGTTTTATATGCTTTTGCCTTGTCCTGTTCCATCCCTACAATTTGAGAACGTGACACAATGGTATACAAAGTTTGAAACCTATCCGCCAACTATGAGAAGTAATTTTCGTGTTGATGTGATGAAAAAACTATTATCCAAAAGACTCGACTTTGATCTTATAATGTCGCATTTACCAGAGCATACCCATCAGTTGCTGAATACCATGTATAATGTCACTCATCATATGCCGCCGGTTTTTGGTTATTGTCACTGGTTTGATTTGAAGGAAGTTGTCGCTTGGCCTAAGGATAGTTTTTTACAAAATATCTCTGGTTTATTGGAATATGATCGTTGTTATCTGAATACGCAACACCAGAAAGATATGGTGATTAAACAAGCAAGTGAAACTTTTGGACCAAAAACTATTTCTAATCTCGATGAAATATTAACTGTCCAACATCTAGGAGTCAATATTTCTGACATTGTAGAAGATATAAATGAATCGCCTGAAAAAATTATTGTTTTCAATCACCGTCCCGACACATATAAACATTTTAAACAGTTTATTGCTGTGTGTGATAAACTGTGGAAATTACGACAAGATTTTAAAGTGTGGATTCCATTATTGGCGGAATCTGACAAAGAATATGTTGTTACTTCAAAAGGCGATAAACGCTGGTATTATAATGAATTGAAAAAATGTTATATGGGATTTTCTCCAAAACAAAAATATGGCGGGTGGTCAGTCGCAATGACAGACGGCATGATGAATGGCGTGCCCTATATCATGTATGATGATACATATTATCACGAACTTAACGCTAAAGGTGATTTTTTCAAGAATGATAACGAAGCGTTGATGCTTATGAATACCTATCTGGATAATCCAGATTTTAGAAATGAACAAGCAGAACAGGCTTTGGACTGTATTCGGGAAAATCTTATCTATAAAGATAAAATTGTCGAAATGAACTCATATATGAACGATCTCTTGTCTCGACAAAAAACTATGAGTAACACTCCAAAGCTACAAGATATAATCGCAATGATTCAATCTAATGAGGTTATGTCAAAAGCACAAATTATATCCGAACTTGGTTGGGGTAGGGGTATTAAATGGTCGCCTTATCGTAGGGCCCTGTTGAAACACCCGAATATCTATGACATAGGAAATGATGAACCGATATATAAATATATCCATCCTTGGATAAAATTACATAAAAAAGATCTGTCATCCCCTTGACATTGGTGTTCAGCTGTGGTACTGTATAAGTAAGTTAGATGAAATGATTCGCGGAGATACCAATGTCAAATAATATACTACCTTCTC